TACGTTCATGTATGACTATTATCATTTTCTTCATAACATGTTGTCATATATACTCGTTGCAGCATTAAAAGCTGCTGGAAAACGTTATTTCCCGTAATTCACACGATAGTGAAAACCCCGCAGACCATCTATTTCTGCATTTATGAACTAGTCACCTGCTAGTTCACTATCTTCAATAGACATTTCTACGGTGTTTATTTATTGGCTTTGCCCGCTCGGTAGCGTAACTACCCGGTTTGGGAAGACTGTCTGTTAACAGTACGAATTGGACACTAGTCTCCGTCTTTTTAGTGGACCAACTTATTCCACTGGTCATTTGACCAGCGCGTACCATGCGCGCCAACATGGACCATCTTTCCGTGTTTTTCTTTCTATGCTATGCATAAACTGATCAAGCACAAGATCTGAAGTTGTAATTAACAACAACCGACCAGGGGATATGGTGCTGTCTCAACCAGCGATTTTTATCAAGTTTGAGACTCTGAGGAGAAAAACTGCCTTTCTCGGAGTATATTTAGGCTACAAGGCCATGGGGGAGCCACAATCCCCCATTTCAGCCCTGATGGATAAGGGTATATGCCATCATTTCTCTATGTTTGGAGATCTTACATGTTCAAACCCTGTGCTTAACTTCAGTGACTCAAATGTCACTGTCTGCCCAGGTCTGGTAACGCAGTTTACGTCCCCAACCTCAGAACAACTTTTTACTGATGGTTCAAACTTTTTTCACAATGGTTCTTTTGTTTCTAACATTTGGCCTGAAAATAATACCGTTGATCTCGATGTTCACATCCTATTTGCCGAGAGTAGGAACTTAACATCTGATACGTCAGATGAAGTTGTGGCTATTCATTCTGAGTGGAGTGGTCTTAACCATTTCAGACACTCAGATCCCCCATATGCTCATGGTAGTATTTTATATATCATTGAGTATATGAGGTGGTATTTACCTCTTGTTGTTGTGTATTTCTATCTTTTATTTAGGTTAATCCGCTTTATACTATCCTCTGCGCAGCGGAAAATTGACAATAAGAGAAAGGAAGAGTCAGATATGGAG